CTGCTCGGCCTTCAGTTCCAGCGAGGCGGGCACGATCAGGAAGGCGGGGCGGACGTTCAGCACCGTCTTCTTGTCGAGGCCGGTCTGCTTGGCCATCGCCGCGCGGGCCGCGCCCACCGCATCCACCGCCAGCGCCGTGCCGGTGCCTGCGAGGTTCTTGTGGGTGGTGTGGAACAGCGCGTTGCCGTCGGCCATGGCCGGGTTGGCGGTGATGATCCCCCAGACCACGTCCGACTCGAGCTGGGCGATGGAGTTGCCGTACATCGCCGGGATCCGCGTGAAGGCATCCAGATCGTCGTTGATCAGTGTCTGGCGGGTGATCGCGACCACCCGGCCATAGGTCTTGACCTTGTAGCTCTCCTTGCTCTCGCCGAGCGTGCCGCGCTTGAACTCGCCGCTTTCGCCGACCTCCAGCAGTTGCGGCGCCTCGCCGAGCTGGACCCGGTGCATGGCCTTGAAGTCGGTGGCCAGCACCTGGCGGCAGAACAGCATGAAGGTGCGGGGATAGGCCTCGTAGGCCTGCCGCAGGGTCTTGTTGGTGACGGCCGACAGGATCTCGGGGAAGTCCGATGTGGAATGCAGCGCGCGCGTCGCCACCTCGTCGCGCGACAGGCCGCGCGTGTTCACCCCGGCATTGCCGAGGCTTTCGCGGGCGAGTTCCAGAAGCGTCATGCCGCGATACTGCCGCGCGGCGTCTTCCAGCTGGAACAGCGTCGGGCTGTATCGGTGCAGCAGCGCGTTCGCCACCGCGTCGCGGCGGGTGATGCGCTCGTCCCGGCCGCCGAGGGGGACGGAGACATGGCCGAAGGTCCGGGTCTCGTCGGATTTCGCGGCGACCTGGTCGAGGATCAGGCGGCGGGACTCGTCGACGCTGACGCCGCGCTTGACCAGATCCTCGGCGAAGCCGCGCTCGAGGTTCAGCCGCCCGGCCAGATCGTAGATGGTGGAGACGCGGTCGCGCTCGGCCTCGCGGGCGCGGGTGGCGACCGCTTCGGTGTCGGGTGCTGGCGTTGCCTGCGTCTTCGGCTGGCTGCGCGTCTCACTGGCGCCGACCTTCGGGTCGGGCGCAGCCGGTTTCGGCTCGGTCATGGGGGTGTCCTCGGTTTCGACCGGCTCGGTCGGCTGGGTGGTGGCGGGGGTCGCGGCGTCGCTCGCCGGGGTGTGGGTCTTGTCCGTCATCGGGATCGGTCCTTTCGTGGTGGAAGGGGCGTCCCGGCGGTGAAGGACGCAGTCGTGAAGGGGATGCTGGGTGCGGAAGCCTGCGGCGGGGTCGGCTCCGACCGCGACGGCGGAGACCTCGAACGGCGTCCAGTCGACCGCCCGCCAGAGTTCGCGCGCGGCCTCGGGTTTCGAGACCTCGAAGCGGTGGACCTGATAGCCGATGGACACCGCCCGGATGTGCCCGGCCTGAATGTCGCGCCAGATCGGCTCGACATCGGCGCGTTCGCTGATCCGCACCAGCGCGATGCCGCGGCCGTTCTCGATCCGGGCCGAGCCCGGCACGACCGAGCCGATCACCGCGTCGAGCGTGTCGAGCTCGTGCACCTTCAGGAAGGGCGCGCCCGCGTTCAGCCGGTCGAGCCGCACATGGGCCGGGTCGAGGCTCAGCTCCTCATCATAGGGCTCGCCGAAGAAGGTCGCGCGGCGGACGCGGGCCCCGGCCGACCAGACCACCTCGACGGTGCGGGTGTCGGCATCGGCGGTGTTCGGAGCAAGCTCCGCCGACCGGCGCATGGCCGGCAGTTCGATCATCGTGTCCATGAGGGTCAGTCCTGTTGGTCGGCCTGCGCCGGGTCATTGTCCGCGTCGACGGCCGGATCGTCGGTGTCCGGTTCGTCGGCGGCGGGATCGGTGGCCGGATCGCCGGTCTGCGCGCTGCCGGTCTTGGTGACGCGGCGCGGGTCGCTGTCGAGCACCAGCCCCAGCGCGTCGAGCTTGGCGTTGGTGGCGGCGATCTCGGCCAACACCGCGTCGGGGTTGCGGCCCTGCTTCGCAATCACCTCGGCCAGCGTCATGGTGCCGGAGCGGATCGACAGCAGGTTCGCCATCGCGTCCTTCTGCGGATCGACCGCCTCGAACTTCGGTGGCGACCATTCGACTGGCACAATCGGCGACGGGATCTGCCCCGCCGCCCATGCGGCTTCCGTGAACCAGCGCCAGACCGGTGCGCAGAACATCGGGATGAACAACTGCCACTGCACGGCGTCGATCTGGCGGCGGAACTCCACGAGGCCCGCGCGGATCGAAGAATAGTTCACTTGTGATAGGTCCCCGGTCAGCAATTCGTATGGCACGCGGAACCCGGCCGAGATCGTGTGCAGGCTCGCCCGCTTGTATTCGCCGTAGCCGCCGGTGGCCGACGGCTGGTTGAACCGGATGTCCTTGCCGCCGCGGGCATAGGCGATCAGCCCCGGTTCGAACTGCTCGACCCGGTTGCCGTCGGCATCGACCACGGAGGGCGCGATGCCCTGCTGCGCCTCGTCGTCGCCGAAGACGATAGCGGTGACGCAGGCCTCGGTCTTCTTGCGGACCAGTTCGGCAACTTCATAATCGTCGAGATCGCGCAAGCTGCGGATCACCGGTGCGCCCCAAGGGACGCCGCGCGCCTGCGTGCGCTGCTTCTCGTAGACATGGGCGATCTCGGTCGCGGGGACCGGGCGGCTCTGCAACCCGTTCTGCAAGGCCCCATAGGCGTCGCCCGGATGCTCGGCATGCAGCCAGTAGGCCCGGCGCCTGCCGACCGGGTCGAACTCGATCCCCTGGACCAGCCGTCCCGCGCCGATGGCTCCGGATTTCGTGGCGTCGAGGAAGTCAGCCTCCAGCACCTGCAATTGCAGCGGCACGGCCAGACCGTCGCTCGCGCGCCGCAGGCGGCGGCGCACCAGGACCTCGCCAGCCTCGACCATCTCGCGGCAGATCAGCGTCTGCAGACCGTAGAAGTCGAGCTGGCCGTCGGCGTCGCACTCCGCCGTCCAGCGCTCGAAGAGCGCGTCGACCTTGCGGTCCAGCGTGTCGTCGCCGCTCGCTGCGCGCGGCATGATGCCCCCGCCGATGATGTTGTTGACCAGCACCGCCACGGCCTTGGCCGCATGCGGGTTGTTGCGCACGAGATCCCGCATCCGGTCACGCAACAGCGCCCCGGCCACGCCGACCTCGGTGTCGGCGGAGGATCCCGGCGCACGCCAGCCCTCGGTGCGACGCCCGCGCGCCGCTCCGTCATAGCCGCGCGTCAGGGTCTCGAAGGCCTGACGCGCCATTACCCGGCGAGCCGCCATGCGCGGCGCCACCGTGGCGATGGCGTGATCGAACCAGGTCGCCGACATCAGCGATCCCCGCGCGAGAAGCCCGCGAGCCCCGCCACCGGCAGCGGCCGGGTAGTGCCCGCTATTGCGCGCTCGATAGTGCGGATGCGCGCCAGAAGATCCTCGGCCGAGCCGTAGTCCACCGACTTGCCGTCATAGCTGACGCGGGTGGTGCCGCTGGCATAGGCGCGGCGCAGCGCCGAGAGCTCGGTTTCCGTCCAGTCCATGCCCTTCGCTCCCGCTCAGTGCGTTCGTTCCCTTGCGACGCTCCACTGGAGCCTCGCATCCGCTGCGCGGACCGGTCCTCACTCAGAACCATCCTCCGCGCCGTCCGAGCCAATCGGAGCGGCGTTTGCCCTGCGGGGTCTGTCCCTGTCGGTTGATCTGCCCGGCGGGATCGGTGTCGGTGGGGGCTGCCCCGAGCTGATCCTCGAGGTCGCGCCATTTCTCGTCGGGCCAGCGGTCCGCGCCCGCGATCCAGGCGGCGGCGCGGGCATAGACCCGGCAGTCCAGCGCCTCGTTGCGCTCGCGCAGCTTCTGCCATTCCAGCCGGGCGAAACCGCGCTTCGTGCGCACCGTCACCAGTTGTTCGGCCACGAACTGCTTCAGCCATTCGTTCTCGACCCAGTGCGGCAGATGCACCGAGCCGGGCGGGAATGCCGCCCCGTCGGCCATCTCCTCCTCGGTGGGCCGCGCCAGCCGCAGGAAGCGATAGGTCTCGGCCTTGAAGGTCGAGACCGCCACCGTCCAGAGCCGGGCCCCGCGCCGCAGGCGTTTCCCGCCCTCTGTCGCATCGACGAAGGTCGGCCCCGAGACCGGGCTGGAGCGGTTGAACCCCTCGACGCCCTTCACTGGCGACACCTGTGCGAAGCCCTGCGCCCGCGACCAGGAATAGACCGCCGGGGCCTCGTAGCCGGTGTCGATGGCCAGCCGCGCGATCCGCAGATGCGCCCCGCGTTCATGCGGCCAGCTTCTATCCAGCAGCGCGGTCAGCTCCGACCATGCGTCGTGCCAGTCGGGCCCGCCCTCGATGACGACATGATCGACGAGCCAGGACTCAAGTCCGCGGCCCCAGGCCCAGACATCGACCTCGATGCGGTCCTTCTGCACGTCCGCCCCGGCCGTCAGGAACAACCCGCCCGCTGGGACGGTGCCGAGTGGCCAGCGCTCGCGCCGGTCGTAAAGCCGCTGCCAGTCGGGGGCTTCCCCGGTCTCGACCCATGTCTCGCCGAGGATCGTGTTGCGGAACGCCTTGATCGACTCGTCCGACCCCTGAGCCGCGTCCCATGCCCGCACGATCCGCTCCCAGCTCAGCCAGCCGATCGGCGAATAGAGCGCCGAGAGGTGATACCCGACCGTTGTCGGATCGGCGGCCGTGGCGGTCGCCCGCCATTCGCCGCCCTCCAGCATCGCCGTCTTGTGGTGTTCCGCGATGGGCTGATCACAGCCCTCGCAGATGTATTCTGCCGTTTCCGGGCGGCCCTTTTGCCAGCGCAGCCGGTCGAACTTCAGCCATTGCATCGCGCCGCAATGCGGGCACGGCACGAAGAACCGGCGCTGGTCGCTGGCCTCGTATTCCCGTTCGATCCGGCTCAGCCCCCGGATCGTGGGCGTCGACACCAGCAGCACCTTGCGCCGATGAGCGAAGGTCAGCGACCGCGCCTCGGCCAGTGTCACCGGATCGCCTTCCTCGTCGGCCGAGGCCGGATAGGCATCGACCTCGTCGAGGAAGATGTAGCGCGCCGGGGTCGAGCGCAGCCCGACCGCCGAGTTCGCGCCCGTCATGATCAGGATGCCGCCCGCGAACTCCTTCGACAGCATGGTGTTGCCCGCGTCGCGCGAGCGCGCGGGCTTCACCCGCTCCCGCAGTTCCGGGCTCTCGTCGATCAGCGGGTCGATCCGCTGGCGCGAGTTGCGCTTGGCCAGTTCCACCGTCGGCTGGACCGCCAGCATCGGGCCCGGCGCCTGGTGGATCGCGAAGCCGATCCAGTTGTTGCCCGCCTCGGTCGCGCCGACCTGTGCGGCCTTCATGAACACGACGCGCTGCGCGGCATCGCCCGGCGACAGCCGGTCCATGATCTCGCGCATGTAGGGCGTGCGCACTGTGCGGTACCGCCCCGGTTCGGCCGAGGCACGGCCCGAGAGCATCCGGTGCCGGTCCGCCCATTCCGAGACGGTCAGGTCCGGGTCGGGCCGCAGCCCGTTGCCCCAGGCGCGCAGGATCTCGCCCGCGCCGTCGAAGTCCGTCAGGCTGCCAAGATCATCGCCACGCTCATCGGAAGTCGGGCCGGACCTCGGCGAGTTCGTCGAGGTGGGCGCGTACATGTTTCTCCAGCACCTTCTGCATCGCGGCTGGCTCCACGGTGATCTGCTGGCCCGTCGCCTCGCTGCACGATGCCGAGAGCTCTGCCGCCATCAGCGCCGCCGCGCGCGCGGGCCAGTTTACCCATGTGTCCCGTTCCTCCCGCGCCAGCCGGAACACCAGCGCCAGCGCCCGGGCCCGCTCGATCAACTCCCCCTTCAGCTTTTGCAGCCGGATCCGCCGCTCCTGCGCCTTCAGCACCTCGTTCGCGGTCTTGGCCTGCAGATAGGTCGTGCCGCCGCCGACCGCCGGAACCGCCAGACCTTGTTCGCGGAGCGTGTCACCGACAGCGGCCACTGCCGCCTCGGGGACGGGCTTCAGCTTCGACGCGGGCGGCTTGCGGGTCTTCGACGGATCGGTCGTCTCGGCACGTCTGGCGTCGCTGGCCGCCGCGTTGATGCTGCCGTCGGGATAGAGGACCAGCCGCTCGGCCGTCTTCGCCTTCTGGATCGCGCCCCGCGACAGCCCGACATGGGCGGCGTACTGGCGCTCGCTCATGCCCTGCATCGACAGCTCCGATTATCATTCGAAATCATGTGCTTATCGAGTTGATAAGCGCACCGGAGAGAGCGAACGTCCGTTCAGAAGGACGATGCAACTCACCACGGAGCCACCACGATGACCACGCGCCTGAACCCGATCACCACCCCCCGCCACGAACTCCGCGCCGAGAGGGCGCGCCGGAACAAGGAGGCCGCACTCGCCGCCTTCATCGGCAAGAAGGCCGAAATCGACGAGATGCTCGCCCGCCTGCAGGCGCTCAGCGACGACCATTTCAACTGCCACCCCGACGAGGCGGGCTGGGCCATGGTCGGCACCCTCGAACACTACGCCAGCCTCCTGAAGCGCATCACCGACAGCGCCTTCGGCGAGGGCGAACACGCCCGCTGAT